CCTCCTTACTTATATTATACCACTATTGCCATATTTGTTTTCTCACCAAATCTTTTTACCTCCCACATACATACTTGCCTTCTGCGAGCCACCCACTCTATCAAGCACCGCCACAGCCAGCATTAAACTAATTATCGTATCACCGTGTGTCTTTCCCGTTGGCTCAGGATGCCCGTTTATCCACTGATACTCCATAAGTTCTTTAATCATAGGCTTAAATCTGGTTATTAAACTGCCATTGTTTATCCGCTCTACTAGCTTAACAGCTAACTCCCTCTTATTAGGACGGGTAAGTGCCCAGCCCACCTTTTTATGCTCTTCCTTGCCCATATAATATAATTTAGGATAGCCCAGTTCCAGTAGTTTATCAGATACTGCCCTGCCTATCCCAATATTGTCAATCACTAAAAGGGGCTTGAAATACTCCCGACATAAGCTATCACATTCAAAGGCAAACGAGTCTGTCCCTACAGTGTTAGTGTAGATAACCGCTGCCACCTCAGACATCAGTCCTTGTTTGCCGACTATAGTTAAAACAGAGTAATCCAACCCCACTCCCTCACCAACATCTATCCCCGCTACATATTGTGTTCCTACCACTGGTGGGCACAATATATAGATAAATCCCTGTCTGACCTCAGGGTCAATACGCATTTCCCATAGTCTGTCTAATCTGTCTTTATTGAAACAGGATTGAGCCGATAACGGTGATAGAGCCTCTTTAGCACTTCGGGGATAGTTCCCCTCAACAACCCAGGAAGTAAACTCATTTTCTTTGACCATCTCTTGATAGAACGCTTCACCTCGGTCAGGTCTGGCATTATAGGGATAGAAAAGTGCTTTGAACCCATTTCGCCCTGCCTCAGCTTCCTTCCAGTGCCTCTTGAAATAAGAATCAGGCTTCGTCTTGTCAACCGTGCTTACCGAAATTAATTGTCTATCTATACTATCAGCTACTGTAGCCCTGGTGTGAGATAAGTTAACTTCATAAAAATCGTGGAATTCAGATTCATCGTGTATTACTAACCCAGCCGTCTCCCCTATTCCAGCACTTTCAGTTGAGGGGTAAGTAACGATCTTGGACTGCATCTCCTTGAACCCAAACTTCTCCGTAGAATTGGGCTCTAATGTGTATATCTTCATCCACTCTGGTAAATTATTGTAAACAATCTTTGACTTTGCTAATAATGCCTGGGCTTCCTTATCCCCCTTTGAAAACTCTAATACATTCCACCCAGGTATCGTGTATATCTTCCTTACTGCGTGTATCGCCAGAGCCCAACTAATTCCAATTTGTTTTGCTTTGATTAAATCTATTAACTTCTCAGTCTCTAATTGATGGTAAAAATCAACCAGATGTCCCCATAATTCATATTTCAACGCTAACTCACCCGGTTCTTGAATACGAACGAATTTCAGGAACTCCATCGGGTCAGCAAATACCTTCGTTAGTTCTTTTACCCTGTCTTCCCTTATTTTATCCATAGTTTACATAACACTATTATTGGTATTTTGGGCTATTTCGTAGTATTTTTGACCCACTGTTTTATCCTTTTAGCTACAATAGCAGTATCCTTTAATTCATTTTCCCAAATAATTAAAGTTTTGTATCCATAGCTATTATAATGCATAATGCGTCCCAGTTCTGTCTGATGTGGGGGAATACCTGTCCTATTGTGCCAATAATCCCCAAAAAGCTCTATTGCTAGTTTCTTGCCATTGTTTGAAATGAAATCTGGGTTGAGAGTGCCAATCCAAAAATCACCATTACCCGTAAAATGCCATTCATTGGGGTAAAGGCTATTAAGTAACTTTGTTAGTTTTAACTCTGCTTTGTTTGGCTTTGCGTGAGAGCGGGGAGCAACTGTGGCTAGAGCTATATTGTGTGTGTAAGTTGCCAAAACTTTAGGGTTTTCTAACCGCTTTAATTGAGATTGACGATTTCTCTCCCTTACTTCAGGAGTGCGAGTGTAAATGTTTTGCTTGGGGTGGCATTGTGAGCATCGTTTTGCGTATGGGCTTATAGCTTTGTTGCAATCTGTGCAGAAGTTGGTGGGATGTAATTTGTATTTTTGCCAATATCGCCCTCTATATTTAGCAGTAGCCTCTTTATGGGCTAAACGCCATTTTCTATGATATTCTAATCTTTCTTCTCTTGTCCACATATTTAATTATACCACACCCTTAAAAGAAAAGTCAAAATTATATATTGAGCGGTGTTCAAGCTACCTTTGCTCTTAATCTTCTTGGCTCATATTACTTGGTTGGGTATCAATGTTCTTCTTAATCGTATAAAGACAAAGCCAAGCTCTAACTATCTAATCTCACCTCGCTACCTCTCCTTGTGTCTCTCAATGCACCTGACTGGCACTCCAAGCTGGACCTTATGGTGTGGTAATCCTATCTGAAAAGACGCACTATAATACTTAAGTAAAGTTAGTGTAAAGCTACCCTTACCTCATCCATTGTCGGTCCGCTAACGCCATACCTTACCATTGAACCTAGTGTGACCCTCTTACCATCTAACCCGGTAACGTCTCTGTCTAACGCCCTCATTATCACTGCGAGCCGCTTAGCCTTGCTCATGCCGCGGCTGAGGTCAGTTTCACGATTACAAGCTGCCATCTCAGGCAGGTGTTTATTAGGCTCTGGTTGATACGTCCTGTCTAATACCTGCCCATCACTTAGTTTGAGATAACGGGGCTTTCTATTAAACATTTCTACTGTCGTCCCTGCCCTGTCGTCCCCCTCATTTGTCGTCCCTCTCTTCCTCCGTTTGTCGTCCCTGTCATGCTTCTTCTTGGCTTCTGAATCCTTGTATGGCATCATTCCCTCCTTCTATTAGATACGTGTCAGGCCTGTCTAATTCTCTCTTCTTCTGAGCTAATAATTGAAAGAGTTCTACTACCAATCCTGTCCCTAGCTTCTCACCACCAGTTAAGTCTATATCTGTTTGCTGTTTGGGCTTGCCTTGTATCCTGTCTACTACATACTTTGCCGACTCTATATCACCCTTAATACCTTCTTTATAGAGAACATCCATTAGAGTAGATACCGCGTAGGGGTGAGCTTTTATCCAGTCTTTAGCTTGAGTTTTAGCTTTCTTAGGGCGACCTTTACCGTATTTATTACCTAATTCAAATGGCATAGAGATAACTCATCCTTCTATATATACTTAACTTCTCTTGTTGTGTTAAAATGTATGTTAGATTTTATAATTTTAGATATGATAGCTCTTACTACCTTTTAGTTATAACTTTGAGTCCATTGTAATACCCTATAAGACTGGGGATTTGCACACATAATAATCTGACGAGACCGTTGGCGTCGCCAGGGACCATAATTCTACCTATTCCTCCACCTTATAAGACTATGGCCAGGGATTTGCCTACGTGAAACTCCTTGTGGTAGGTATATCACGTTACGTTCACCCTGGACTGGTATCCGCACTTTAACCACATTAAGAACGGAGTTTAGCGTCTCAGTTATTCAACCAGACCCGTATACGGTGCGTTATCTATTCCGCCAACATAGTCTTATTTAACGACTTCTTTGATTAGCTCCTTAGCTTCCTTGTTCTCAGGGAATCCCTTCTCCTTCAGAAACTTAATAAGGTCAGGCATCTTGGAATCACCCACATAGAACTCTGCCACCCTATTTATGGTTATTATATTAGCTGGCATATCTCCTCCTTGTAATTATGTGGGGCTACCGCCTATATTATCCAAGTTATGGGCTCAGTAGCTTGGTCTACCTTTCACCCCACAGTCTTTGGGGGGTTACTTGGGGTGGACATTGTAATTATTCCCTTTCACCCCATTCTGAGCCTACACCTACACTACCAATCTTGCCCGCTTCCCTTATCACAGGAAACACACAATGAAACAGTAACCTTTTCATACTGTCCACCTCGGCTCAGGTTGTCACCCTATTTACCCGGATACCTTCCCATTAGTTACCTCCTATGAGAGAGTGGTGGGCTGCCAACCTACTAATTCATTATACCATAAATTGAGCACCAGTCTGCTACTTCTATTATACCACATCCCTACTTTATCCGCAAGATTATTATTTAATTACAGATAACGAGAGGGGCGAAGCCCCTCTTTAACTTAACCCTTTGAGTCCTTTGTTATGGTGATGGACATGTCAAGAAATGGAGTTCTTAGCCATAGACTAGCACGATAATGGCTGATTTAGTGAGCATTTAATAGCTCCTTGCCTGCGTTACTTGTCAATCATCACTCACAACAACCCTCACCAAGCTTGATAATGCGTGTTAGTGGTGGTAGAGTTAGGGTAACAAAGAAGGTTAGAAATGAAAAGTATATTACCGCCAAATGGAGATGAGTTCTGGAGTAAGCCCGCAAGGGATATGGCACAAATACTAATCACCTTTGGTAACTATGATAGACAAGAGCTTCTAAACCGCCTTATCAACAAAGTAACAGTAAGAAATAGGAGGGTTCAAGAAAGGCATGTGTTACAAGTGGCTGACGAAATGTATAAAGAGGGTATTTCACAAACATAAATGGCACTACCTTTCCAGCGACCTCTTTGACCGAAAATGTGTTATATGTGGTAAGTATGAGAGTTGGAATAATGGTTCAATGGAATACAGTTAGCTAGCATATTATAGGTAGAGTTAGGGTAACAAAGGAGGGGTAAAATGACAAAAGAAATGGTAATCAAG